GGCTATGACGCAATGGTTCTTCCTAGACGATATGCTGGGCTATGCTTGCCTATGAATGAGGCTCTTATGAGTGCCCTTCCAGTTTTTATGACTGACATATCCCCAAATAATTTTATACTTCCAAGAGAATGGTTAATAGAATCAGAGAAGATTGATAGGCTTCTAACCAGAATGACTCTTGACGTTTACGGTGCAGATCCTATAAAACTTGCAACACGGATTGATGATTACATTAGTAATATAGATAAAGAAAAAGAAAAGAAAAAAGCCTATCAGATAGCATTGCAACATTTTGATATTAATGTATTAAAGGATAAGTATTTAAGTATAATTAATGATATAGTCAGTTGAAAACTCACGTTTTAAATCAACAAGATTAACAAAAGTTGCCTTATCATCGTGCATAAACTGAATCTGAGTTTCTAATAAAGTTATTTTATAGTCAGTAAATTTTAATATGTAGTGTGAGAACCAAAGGTCATCAATAATATGGTATTCTTCTGGGCAATCAAATAGCTTATTATCTAAGAAGATTTTAGATGAACAGATTAAACCACCAGTTCCAGCATAGTTTCCTATCTCTCTTGGCTTTAGTCTAACCTTTTTCCAGTAATCTTTTTCAAATGTATGAGCATAAAAAGATTTGATATATTTTTCATCATACTGAGTATGACACTCTTGTATAAATGAGTTTGGCAAAACCTCATCATCATCAACAAATATTATTTTTTCATATCCTTGCTGGGCCAATTCTCTTGCAAGATAAAACCTTGCAAACTGTTTATATTTATTTTCATAATTTTTTATAAAAACATTTACACCAAGATCTTCTCCATATTTTCTAAAATACCCAGTCAGCTTAAAGTCTTGTTCAATTGCATTATTTACAATATAGAAATCAAAATCTTTATTGTTTTGTAATTTTATTTTTTGTAATAATTTGGGCATGTTTGTAAGCCTAATATAGGTGCACATAATTAGTGCAGTATTAGACTTTGCTTTAATTTGATCTTCGTATAGGTATGTCATAGTATAAAAGAAAGAGAGGGATAGGCCAGATGGTCGTATCCCTCCCTAAAGAATTACTTCTTTGGTGCTGCCTTCTTACGTGCAGGTGCCTTCTTTACCTTTACTGTCTTTACTGCTGCTGCAACGCTAGCTGCACTTGGAAGAATACCAAATGCCTTGTCGTTAGGATTGATTGCTCTCAATGCTACTGGTGCAAGTGCTGCTAGTAGTGAGTATGCAAGAGTCTTAGGGTCTGTAACCCCAGACATATATAGTGCAAGTCCTGCACCAAGGACTGAGCGTCCATATGATGATAGTAGTGCCTTTAGTTGTTCTGTATTCATATTATTCCTCCTAGGATATAATTCGTGTTAGTATTGTGAAGCCAATCCATAGACCAATAATTCCTGCGACTCCCGCAAAAACTGGTGGCGCTGGTACTGGCAATTTGAATGCAGCAAACACAACTCCGCATCCAAAACCTGTTAGTGTTGATAATAAAACATCTTTCATTTCATTTCCTCTGTTGGCAATAATGTTTTTAGTTTTTCATATTCTTCTGTTATTTTTTTCATAGAGTAATAGTTTGGTGTCATTGACGATAGATCCCCATACTCTTTAAAATAATTAATTTCTGGTTCTGTTTCAACAATAAAACTGTTTAGTCCAGCCTGAACATCCTCAATGTATTGATAAGCCCAATCACGAGAATCAGACAAGAACTTAATAAAATTTTCTTTATGAACGCTTTCATCTGATTTAATTTTTGATTCTTCAACTTCATTAATTAATTTTTCAAGAAGCATCATGTCAATAAATAATTGTTTATACTGTGTGCGAAGCTTATTAAAATTATATACAAGTGTTAAGTATGCAACGCTGACAGAAAATAAACATGTTGATAAAACAATAATAGTAATGCTCATTACTTTATTACCTCTCTAGTAACTAAAACAATTGCTCCATTTTGTTCAAGTGCATCCTTAACCTTTGCAACGTATTGAACGGCTTCTATTTTTTCATCGTGTACCATTTGCATAAAATCTTTCTCATTAAGTTTAATAGTTAAAAAACTTTCATTATCAATTATGTTTACAGCAAAATTTTTCGGAGTAGCAATTGAGTGAAAGGCTATACGCATTTGATCTGTATACATTATTCCTCTTCACCACTCACATGATTAAACAAATCTTCAAGACAGGTGAATCCAATGTCTTCATTGATTTCAAGAGACTTAAGAAGTATGATCCAGGTTTCGTGAATATATTGCTTAGCCATCTCTGATGGGGTAACAAGTTCAGAATCAATTAAGAATGCAAGCGGCAGACCTAAATCATTATATGTTATAAAATCTTCAAACTTCTTTTCTTCTTTATGGTTTATCCATAATTCAGCAAGAATTGAACAAGCATCATCAAATGATGTTAATTCATCTCCGTTGTTAGAGATTGCCATACTTCACCCCATTGTTCTTTACTCTTGTGTTTATTAAATTCTCTTGAAATTTCTCCACCTTCTAAGTATACACCACCCCAAATACCCCACTCTTTGCCAGAAACACCATTAGCAAAGCATGTCTTTGCAACAGGGCAGGTTGAACAAAAATTATCTATATTGTGTCTTAGCTCAATATCATCTTCGTATTTATCAAAATACAAATTTGTGTCTAGTCCAAGACACTTAGCCTGATCTTTCCATAAATGTTGTTTCAAGGATTACTCCTTATACTTATTTGGAATATCCCAGCCGTTGCGATCAACTGTATAAACTTTATGTAAATACCACTCACCATTAACTCTGATTCCTAAAGGAGATGTACGAGCAATGTCTGACTTTTTAAGATCAAGTACATTCCATCCATCCCAGCAAAGATTACGATTCTTCTTAACTATTGATTCCATAACTTGCAACTTGCTTACGATCATTTTATACCTCAGTATCTATAAATTCCGACTTCAACATTTTTGAGTTCGGCTGATGCTACTAACTTTGAGACTGTTTCTTTTGGCTTACTTAAAAATGCCAAATAGTTCACATGCTCTAAATTTTCTTCAATATAAGATGCAGGAACTTTAAAGAACTTAATCTTCTTTCCCCTGGCCTTCATTCCTCTTTCAGAAAGGTTTGAAAACTCTGACACCATTGAGTTAATCCTTGCTGGTCCAGCAGAATAGATTAGCAGCTCTTTGTCTTCGTCTTGCATTGCAGACATTGCAACACCCATTGCACGAAGGAAGACCTGATAATCATCAAAATCTTTCGTTCCCTGCACTGCTACTATCATCGTTGTTCCCATTCTTTAGTTTATCTAATATGAATAACATCTTATCAATATCTTTTTTTGACATGTTGGCTGTGTCAACTGGCTCAGTAGTATCTATATTGACACTACCGCCAATTGCATTAGCACAATAAAATATATTATTGCTAACCCAATATGCTTTATCTTCTATAAAAATAACCTTTACACTATTTCTTTCAACATGTATTAATGATTGAGAAGGTTGTCTTGGTTTTTCATATAAAGTTTTTGGAAGAAAATCTTTTATCATTAAATGGATACTACTTTGGCTATACGAAATACCCTTAAATGCTTTAAACTTTCTCCCTCTATAAAGTATATAAGAAGTAAAGCACAATGTCAAGCCCAAGATGGGAATAATTTGTGCTAAGTTCATTACTTATTCTGACTTTTTATTTTTTACAACTGTTTGATCTTGAGGTGCAGGAACTCTATTTCTAATAAGTTGACCCTGTAAAACCTCATACTCAAGATCTGAAACCTTTGTTTTATAAAAAACAACAAGCTGCTTCAACTCATCAAGAGTTAGTTCATTCATAGTTTACCCCTTTAACTAGCATTACTTATAAAATGGGCTTAGATCAAGAACTGATCCGCCCCAAATTGTATGATGTGACTTACCCATAGAGTTGTCATATTCATCTGTGTTTGGTTTTGTTGCTTCAAACTCTGCATCATTTCCATTATTAATGTTCTTTGGAGAACAGGCTGGACAATCTGGGCAATCAACATTCATTGCTTTGCATGTTTCGCATCCGCAGTCTTTGTATCCCTCGGTTGTTACTTCTTGCTCTTGAGGTGTTCCACCAGG